AATTTGGAAACATATCGCATATTTTATTACGCAAAAGACGTTTTCCGCCTATGCGTGGAATCGGACTATTTATCATCATAAGCCTCCTATAAAAAAATAATGGTGGGGCACTTTCGCCCCACCGATGTAATGTTAAACTTTTTTAAGATCTTTAATATTAAATGCTGTATTTATTGCAAGCACTGTGCTATCCGGAGATTTGTTAAGTACTACACGTTTACCGTTTACGCTTGAAACATAAAAACGTTTGAAATAAACCCAGTCATCAACACTTGAACCGTCATAGGTTTTGCTTCCGCTCTTTATTCGAACGATATCTCCGACATTTATACTCGAAGAATCAGAAGCTGTGTTGCTTTCGGAAACGGCTTTTTTCGATGAAAGCATAAGATCCTTACAAAACATCCATCCGGTATCCTGTCCATCAATTCCGATGCAGGCTTCTGTACCATCTTTTGATAATCGCTGAATAACAAATTCAGCGGTATAAACAGCCGAAATAGGCTTTATACCATTTGAAAAAAATGCTCCTGATTTAACCTTCACCTTATCTCCGGACTTAAAACACGATGTTTTGTTTTCGCTTTTGGTATCTGTTTTTACAGAATCGTTAGTTTTGCCGCCATGCTTCTTATACCACTTTGAGGTAAGTGAAGGATAATCTACAAAGCAGATGTTGCTGTCGACTTTTCTGTCATCAACAATCTCTGTTCCCCACTGCCATATTTTCTGACCATAGTTAAACTTGCTCGGAACATCAGGATTATTTGTCCAGTGTGCAAGCCATATATCTATGCCAGTTAAGCGATCGCTGTCATAGTAATTCTGCATCCATGACGGATTGGCATACACGCCGGACGGTAAACCTATCGCTGTCATTTCACTGCAGAATTTCAAAGCCATGTCAGTACGCTGTGCAGTCGTCAGATTATCTATCTGCACCTGTTCTTCAGCGTCAAAAAATATCGGATAAGCAGGCTTTAAGCCTTTTACAGCTTTCTTGCAAGCGGCAAGTTCTTCTTCAAAAGCCGTGTCTGTAGTGGCTTCAAAATACCAGAACAGACCGAAAGGTATATTTCGTTTCTGGCATTCTGAGAGATTACGTTTGAAATATGTATCTTCATCAGAACGTATGCCCGCACGAAGTATAACAAATTTAGCCCCGGATTTCTCAATTTTATCAAAATCGATATTTTCCTGAGCACGACTGATATCAAATCCTTTAATTCTCATCTGTGTTACCCTCCTTGTTATTACTGTCTGCAAGACCCTCGCCGATAGTATAGGCAAGTACTGCAGCTCCCGACATCAAACAACCCGATACGGTAGCCGCTGTTTCGTCCGATCCGCCAAAAGCAATTATCAAACCGGTTATAAAACCGGTTAATGATAACCACCATTTACGGCTTGTTAATTTGCGTTTCCAGTCAATTTTATTCATAGTTTTGTCCTTTCCGCCTATTCGGCTACCTTTTCCATGCCCTGCTGTGCAAGGATTTTTTGTGCTTCTTTGCTGTTGTCGGGCACTACAATTGCACCTTCGAGTGTTTCACCCTCAGTTTCTATGCCGCCCAATACAAAAGTGTCATCTTCAAATATCTGCATATAAGCTCCTTTCATCTGCTGTTTGTGTATCGTATCATAAATGATAACGCAGTTGTTCCTGTCATTGACATCGTAACAGATCCGTTGTCTAACGTTACGCTCTCTGATGAGCCGTTGCTGATAGTCAACATCACACGTTCTATACTCGCCGTAGGTGACAGTGCAAACACTTTACGATTACGCACAGGATTTAGTGCATTATCATAGTATGCTTCGATTTCGACTACGCTGAACCCCTCGCCGTATGTTGTGTATGCGAAGGTTTTCGGATTGTCTTCAGTGACGCTGCCATATACAACGACATCTGTATCACATTTCCATGCTGACCACGCCCCGT